ACACGGTGGTATTGGTGTTGCTACTTTAACATCTAACGCTATTCTTTTAGGTAATGGAACAAGTGCTATTCAAGGATCAGCAATTGGTATATCTGGTACTACTCTTTCATCTACAGATTCATCATTAATTACAATTGATGAAGGATTAACTGTAACAGGTAATACAACAATTACAGGTAATTTAACAGTAAATGGTACTACAACAACTGTCAATTCATCAACAATTGAAGTTACAAATTCATTTACATTTGAAGGTTCAACAGCAGATGACTATGAAACAGTATTAGGAGTTATTGACCCTACAGCAGATAGAACAATTAATTTACCAAATGCTTCAGGAACGATAGTTTTACAAGATACAACAGATACATTAACCAATAAAACTATTAATACGGCTTCAAACACAATCAGTATTGTTGAAGCAGATATTTCAGATTTACAATCATATATTTTAGCAGGATCAACAGACACATTAACAAATAAAACTATAGACGCTGATAATAATACGATTTCAAATATTGGAGATAGTGAATTATCAAGTGGTATTAGTGCTACTAAAATTGGTAATGGAGATGTTGATAATACAGAATTGAGTTATTTAAATGGTGTTACAAGCGCCATTCAGACACAAATAGACACAAAAGCCTCTACGGCCTTTGCTATTGCTCAAGCCGTTGCTTTAGGATAACACACTATTTTTATTATAAATAGTAGTAAACACTTATAGGGATTAATAATGGCAACGCCAGCTACAAGAGAACAATTAAAACAATACGCTTTGCGAACATTGGGAAAGCCCGTTATTGAAATTAACGTGGATGATGACCAATTAGAAGATAGAATAGATGAAGCGCTACAGTATTTTGCTCAGTATCACTATGATGCAATTCGTAGAACATATTTAAAATATCAATATACTCAAGCAGATAAAGATAGAATATTATCAACTGCTTCAGAAACGGCCACTAAAAATTCTGTTTCTACAAGTTGGGTTGAAGATAAAAATTATCTAGTTGTTCCAGAATCCGTTATTTCAGTAATTAATATATTCCCATTTTCAGATAAAGGTAATCTAAACTTATTTGATGTAAGATACCAATTAAGATTAAATGACCTTTACGATTTTTCTTCAACATCAATTATTAACTATGATGTTGTATTAAGACATTTAGATTTTTTAGATCACGTGTTAGTTGGTGAAAAACCATTAAGATTCAATCAACACGACAATAGATTATATATTGATATGGATTGGTCAAATGATTTACAAGTTGGTGAATATCTTGTAATTGAAGCATATCGTAAATTAGATCCTACAGTTTATACAGATGTATATAATGACATCTATCTAAAAAGATATGTAACTGCTTTATTTAAAAAACAATGGGGAGCAAATCTTAGCAAATTTAATGGTGTAACTATGATTGGTGGTGTTTCTTTAAATGGTCAACAAATATTTTCAGAAGCATTACAAGAAATTGAAAAACTAGAACAAGAAATTAGAAGTTCATATGAATTAAATCCAGCTATGATGATAGGATAATGCTATGGCTGTTAACCACTATTTTCAACAAGGTAAAGGCATAGGCAGTACCGAAGAACAAAGACTTTACGAAGATTTAATTATTGAAGGCTTAAAAATTTATGGGCAAGATATTTACTATCTGCCTCGTTCACTTGTCAACCAAGACATCATTTTAGGCGAAGATACTTTATCCAGATTTAGAACAGCACACGTAGTTGAAATGTATATGGAAACTACTGAAGGCTTTGCTGGCGAGCAAGAAATTATCAATAAGTTTGGTTTAGAAATTAGAGAAGATACAACCTTTATGGTTGCTAAAAGAAGATTTGATGAGGCTGTTGATAGTAAAACAGCTTTAATTAAAGAAGGCCGACCAAACGAGGGCGATATACTTTATATGCCTTTGATGAATAGTTTTTTTGAAATACAATTTGTTGAAGATCAGGAGCCATTCTTTCAATTAGGAAATTTACCTGTTTACAAATTAAAATGTACTCGTTGGGAATATAGTTCAGAAAGATTAGACACAGGCGTTACAGATATTGATAGTGCTGAAGATCAATATACTTTGGATCAACTTCAACATCAGGTATCTTTAGAAAACGAAGTAGGCTCAATTGTATTAGAAAATGATAGTGCTACTGGTGATGTAAATTATATGCTATTAGAAACTTATGCTATACAAACACAATCGCCGTATGCTGATAATTTAGATTTAGATACTGAGGCAGGTTTTGATACGGCCTCTACTGCTGATGATATATTAGACTTTACGGAACGTAACCCTTTTGGAGATGTGGATTTTTAAATGTTTGGATATTTTTATAACGAATCAATGAGAAGAATGACCATCGCTTTTGGTCAACTTTTTAATAATATACAAATTAAAAGAAAAGACTCTAGTGATACAGTAATACAATCTATTAGAGTGCCTTTATCTTATGCTCCAAAAGAAAAGTTTTTAGTAAGATTAGATCAACAACCCTCTTTGGATGAAAGAGAATTTTCTATTACTTTACCTCGTATGTCATTTGAAATATCAGGAATAACATATGACCCTAGTAGAAAATTAAATCGTATTCAAAAATTTAAGTCTGTAAAAACAGCTGCTGATGGTAAAATATTAGATTATAACTATATGCCTGTTCCTTATAATATATCATATAATTTAAATGTATTTACGGCAACAGCAGAAAGTGGCTTACAAATAGTAGAACAAATATTACCTTTCTTTCAACCAGATTATACAGTTACAGTTAACGCTATTCCTAGTATGAATATTAAAAGAGATGTGCCTATAGTTTTAAATAGTGTAAATTATGATGATAGTTATAGTGGAGATTTTACAACTCGTAGAGCTGTTATATATACCTTAGGATTTACTGCTAAAACATATTTGTTTGGACCTGCTTCAACTCAAAAAGTTGTTAAAACAGTTCAAACAGATTTACATACTAATACAACTGGTGACGAAAGTAGAGAAGTTAGAATTGAAATAACACCAAACCCTACAACAGCTGACGCTGATGATGATTTTGGATTTACTACAACCATAACTGATTTTAATGATGGTAAAACTTATAACCCAACAACTGATAGTGATGAATAATTATGAGCAAACTAGAAGACAAGGTTAATGAGATTTTAGGTATTGAAAGTAAAGAGCCTAAAGAAACTAAAGAGTTTAAACCTTTAGTACCTCGTAGAGAAGATAAACAAAAAGCCGACATTGATAACGATTACGATTATAGTAGAGAGAATTATTATAATTTAATTGAAAGAGGCCAAGAAGCGATACAAGGTATTTTAGATGTTGCTAAAGAAGGACAACATCCAAGAGCTTATGAAGTAGCTTTAGCCGGTATTAAAAATGTGGCCGATACTGTAGATAAATTACAAGACTTACAAAGTAAACTTAAATCTTTAAAAGACGTTCCAAAAACAGCCAATAATAATATTAAAAATGCCTTGTTTGTAGGATCAACGGCTGAATTACAAAAAATGTTGAAAAATGATGAAGATACTAAAAGCAAAAACATCACACCCAAAGAAACAGATACTACAGATAAGTGATTTAAGTTACATTAAATATTACGAAGAACACGGCGTTTACTTACAAGACTTATCAAAAGACTTTACCATGATACAACCAATAGAAATAAATCAACATACAATATCAGATACTCCTAGATATGGTGCTAATGGTAAGTTGTATATAGAAAAAAAGTATTCAGTGGTAAAAGGTAATCAAAGAGTTACAATGGCCAAAAAATTAGGTTATACACATATAGAGGGTATTATATTAAATGACTGATGCATATTTGGGAAATCCCAATCTTAAAAAGGTAAACACACCTGTTGAGTTTACACAGGAACAAATTAAAGAATATCAAAAGTGTGCCAAAGACCCTTTATACTTTATGGAAAATTATATAAAGATTGTTTCACTTGATGAAGGACTTGTGCCTTTTAAAATGTATGACTTTCAAAGAAAGATAGTTGATACTATTCACAATAACAGATTTACAATTTGTAAACTGCCAAGACAATCAGGTAAATCAACAACAACCATTTCTTATCTTTTACACTTTGCTTTGTTTAATCCTAACTCAAACATAGCCTTACTTGCCAATAAATCTTCTACTGCTAGAGATATATTAAGTAGATTACAATTAGCTTATGAAAACTTACCAAAGTGGATGCAACAAGGTGTTATAAACTGGAACAAAGGAAATATTGAATTAGAAAACAAATCAACGATTGTGGCGGCCGCTACATCTTCAAGTGCCATTCGGGGTGGTTCTTATAATATAATATTCCTTGATGAGTTTGCCTTTGTACCTACAAATATTGCCGAGTCTTTTTTTAGTTCAGTTTATCCTACAATTTCATCTGGTAAAAATACAAAGATGATTATTGTATCAACACCTTATGGTATGAATCAGTTTTACAAATTATGGACAGACGCTGAAAATAAAAGAAACGATTATATACCCATAGAAGTACATTGGTCGGAAGTTCCTGGTAGAGATGAGGCCTGGAAAGAACAAACAATTAGAAACACATCACCAGAGCAATTTCAACAAGAGTTTGAATGTGAATTTTTAGGCTCTGTTAATACACTTATAAGTCCTGCTAAAATTAAAAATATGGCTTATATGAATCCTTTAAAGTCTTCAGGTAGTGTAGAAGTTTTTGAGGCACCAATCAAAGGTCACACATACATATGTACCGTTGACGTATCCAGAGGTGTGGACAAAGATTACTCAGCCTTTATAGTATTTGATGTCACACAAATGCCGTACAAGGTGGTGGCCTTATATAAAGACAATGAAGTAAAACCATTTGTCTTTCCTAATATTATTGAACAAGTTTGTAAAGGATATAACAGAGCTCATATCTTAACTGAAGTCAATGACATTGGCCAACAAATTGCTGAAGCTCTACAGTTTGAGATTGAATATGATAATCTTATGATGACAACTCAAAAAGGAAGAGCTGGTCAAATACTAGGTGCTATGTATAGTGGCCGAGGTTCATCTTTGGGTGTTCGTATGACTAAACAAATTAAACGAATAGGTTGTGCTAATATAAAGACACTTATTGAGGGTGATAAACTTATAATTAACGCCTTTAAGATTATAGAAGAAATATCAACATTTGCCAAAAGAGGTCAAAGTTATCAGGCCGAAGATGGGGCAAATGACGATTTAATGATGTGTTGTGTCATATTTGGCTGGGTGTCTAATCAGCCTTATTTTAAAGAGTTAACCAATACAAATGCTAGACAACAAATGTATGTGGAACAACAAAATCTAATAGAGCAAGATATGGCTCCTTTTGGTTTTTTAGATGACGGTATCAACGAACACGAACAGACTACAGTTGACGAATACGGAGATGTCTGGAGTCCAATTGATATACGTAAAGGTATGTAATGTTGGGTTATTATAAATATCTGTATAATGAAACTTTGACTATGGGCGTATGAATAATACGATTTTTGAATAACAATAATGTTAATTAGCTAATTAAGAGGA